CTGAATATTTTATAAGTCTTTTTAATAAATAATAAGGCCTAACTCTTTACTCATGGAATCAAATCCAAAGAAAGAGGAAGCCATAAAGGAAAACAAATTTGAGTGGGCGGAAGAGGGTGTATCAACACACGTTCGAGATATTATTCATGGATGGTCAGCAGCAATTGTGACTCTTAATTATGTAACTTTTCCTGGTTTTCCTCAGAAAAATATTGATCCTACTTTTATTGCTAGTGTGTTCAATGGTACGCTAGTTACTTTCGGGGTCATGCCTTCTAAAAAGAAGGAAGAATCAAAGCAAGCACCTACATTGGAGAAGAAAGATGCAAAAATTGATTAATGGTGTCGCGTTATTATCTGGTCTAGTTTCTTTAGCTGTCTTAGGGGGTGGTGCTTATCTTTACGTTCAAAAGGATACATTAATCGAAGGTGCTCGGGAGAAAGCAACTGTTGCTATCACTGAAGCAATTACAGAAGCACTACCAGGACTGGTTCAAAGTGCTATGCCATCTGTTCCTGAGGTAACTGGTCCCGCTGTACCTAGTCCCACTATGCCATTCTAACCATGAATAAACTTAAGATCGTCGCCGCTTCAGTTGGTGGAGTATTTGTTGTAGCACACATAGGTCTGCTTGGATATGTTTTCAGGCAAGAACCTGAACCTGTGATTCAACCTCCTACATTTAATATTCCTCGTGGTCCTTATTCTTCTTATAAGATTAAGGCAGGTAAGGATGGTTATGAAATTGAATTCCGTGCTGACGATCCTAAGGTTTTAGAATCACAAAGATCATTATCTTCTGATAGTAATAAGAAAGGATTCTTTGGTGGTGGTACAGAAAGTCGTCGTGAATGGCGTACAGATCAATTCACTCGCGAGGGTACTAGGAACCTAGGAGGTGACATAGGAGAAGTGGGAAAGACCGGAGGTGTAAGCGCAGAGTGCATAGCGGCGGACGCTGGAGCACGGTCTCAGGGTGCGATGGCCGGTAGTGCTATTGCTGCTGGAGTTGCTGTCCCAGCGGTTGCTAGCATCCCCTATGTGGGATGGTTGATGGGTGGATGGGCACTGCTTCTAGGACAGAAAGCAGGGTCAACACTTGGTTCACAGGTTGGAAGTGTATTTAATGATTGCTAATGGAAATTCCAGATATCAGAATTGGTAATTTAGATATTAAATCTATAAAAATTGTTGATGTAATGACTGCACCATCAACATCAATTCCTAATGCTCCCCCAGTTGTTCTTAATATAGGTTTACCAATTGTTGATATGCCTGGGTGTGTTGAAGCGCATGAGACTAATAACGTAAAAAATAATAAAATAAATGAAGACGATACAAACGGTCTGGTCACGTACTGCGATTCTGGTCTCCCTAATTTTAATCCTATTTCTTTTGAACCTGAACAATTAATTTACACAGGAGAAGCAGAAGTTCCTCCTGTAAAGTCACCAGAATCTCCAGAAGTTCCTGAAGCTCCAGAGGTAAAATCTCCTGTTAAAACTGCAAACGTAGATTGTCCAACTCCAGTACAAAAATCAAAAGAACCCGTCGGCACATTAGTCAACGGGTTCAGGGATAGAGTTATTGGATATGAATTGATAGGAAAGCAATGCATTCAAAATACAGAATCAGTTCCTATTCAGATTCAATTAATAGAAGGATTACCTAGCGCTGGTGCGGTGACCGCCACTGCTTCGATTGCGATTGTTGCGACGACTTCTGCACTGCTCGCAAAACCTCTTGCTGATCTTTTGTTAAAAGTGGTGAAACCGACTGTAAAGAAGGTGATGAAGAAGATTGCGACCTTAAGGGGGAAGAAGATCCCGGTACAGTCTGCTTCTGAACGGGTTGCTGAACAGAGGCAGAGGAATCAGGCTGTGAAGATTTTACGGTCGGTGCGACCCTTGAAGAAGTAGATGGAATAGAATGAACGTGTGGATGTTTATGTCCTGGTGGATTGTTTATTAGTACGTCTGCACACACAGAATAGTACGGTGACTTAGGATGGAATTGAATTCCTTTCATCATTAACTCACCACAATTTTTGAGTCTTGCTATCTCAAAATCTAATCTTTTATTGGCGGTTGACTGTTTCATCATTTCGATGTTAGCAGCAGCTGCCTCTTTGCATTGTTCTTGTAATTTACTGTCTAGTGGTTTAGACCATGTAGCAGAAAAACCTAGTGACAAATTGGTATTATTTTTTTGACCTGTTCTAACGGGAACTTGATAGAGAACGGATCCAGGATTATCAGGCGCGCCGTCTTCATCCATATCACGCATATCATATACATTATCAAAGTACTGATCTTGAAATGGATGTTGTTGTGATAAAGACCCTGTTACATATGGGGTAACATTCATCGTGGGTCCCTGGCATTGAATTCCTCCGCCATAAGTATTTGTGATATAGGGACCTTGTAAAACCTGGATCGCTTGATTAGTAACAGAGCCTGAAGAATTAGCAACAGGAGCAGCTGTGGCGCTAACACCACCCACAGTCTCAGCAATTGCTTGAGATGGAAATACTGCACTTAAACTTATTGCGAGAAGATACTTGTAGTATCTGTTATACTTGTTACGTCTGTTTCTCTTTGTATAATTGTGTGGTTGCTCAACCCGGGCCCGCTGTAAGTTTCTGTAAACTGAAACGCTTGTCCTGGTGTCGTTTGTGTGAATTGGGGTTTGCTTGTTACTCCAGTCCATGATGAAGTCACTCCATTTATAGTTACATTGTTTGATCCTGTTCCTGGTGACAGGTTTCCATTTGATGTAATTCCACTACCAGTTGCGGAATATTGATAACCAGTATTGTAATCCATTGAGTTAATGGTTTCAGTTATCTTTTGTGTTGTCTCTGTGTGGCTCGTCATTGAGCCCTGTGTGAAGTTTGGCACAACAGGTACTGCCCGGGCAGTGACACCTATACTTAGGATTGCCACCACACCCGTCGCAGTATACCAAATCGTCTTTCCAAAAGTCATGACAATTCTCCATGCATTAGTCGATTACGGTGATTTCAGACACAAATTGTCCGATTCCACTTGTTCCTGCTCCACCTGCTGTAATCGTTACGACTCCGGCAGAGGTGACAGTTCCAGCAAGAGATCCAGCACTTCCTGCAGTGTAAGAAGTAACTGAAGAAAAGTTAGGCACGTCACCTACAGTGGGAGCAGCAGTTGGTACTGCATCGCCTTGAGTATATGATTGACTAAATGAGAATGCAGCTCCTGCTGTATCTTGAGTAGCAGAGATATTACCTGGTGCATAGATACCAGAAGTAATAGTTCCTGCAGAAACAGTTCCTGCTGTGGTGCCATCAGTGGTATCTATATTAGAACCAGAGATGCTAAATGTTGAACCAATTCTTGTTGCTTGAGTTCTTGCTGCATCGACATTCAGCTGAACACTAGAAGCGTGAGAGGATACTAAACCACCAGCATGTGCTGCTGATGTTGTCATCAATAACATTACGAGTGGAAGAATTTTATTCATAACGCTCATAGTTTGGACTGCTATTATTTAGATACTCTCACATTTCAATATTAAAAGATTATGGGGATATCTAAATAGCTTGAAATTATTACTTATAATGAATGGCTAGAAGTTACCTGACCAAAATTGACCTCTTGTCAAAAATTTATAGATGGAAAACGGATTTACATGATCGAAAAAAACCAAATCTAACACTTGAAGCAAAATATGGGTATGACCAAGCACTTAGTGACATCCTTGAATATCTTAAAGAATTTAGAGGATAATAGTAACATTGAAGATGTTACAGAATCTCCTACAGACTGGGAGGATTTCTGGTATAATGAGGATGAATGAAATTAAACCTTCACATTATGTTACTGAAGAAAAATGTCAGGAGATGATTGACGATGCAATACGAAAGCATAATCGTAATGCTGGAATTATCAGTATGTGTGTTGGTTGGGTTGTTCTCTCACTTTTTGCTGAAGGTTTACTTCGACTTGTCGGAGTGATCCCTCCACTATTACCTTGGTTAAAAATAACACTATGACTTTAGCACATGTCCTACTTTTCGGATCACTACCCTTTATATGTGCCACCGCATATTTCGGGTACAGAAAAGGTGAGAATAACTATTATGAAACCGACGCCTACTCAGGAAATGGAACAGCGCATTAGAATGAGATATGCGTTTGCCATGTCATCATTTGGTAGGATGTTTTTACCATCTGGTATTACAATTGAAATGAGATTATTAGCTAAAAAATGGGCTGATGATATAGATACTATTGAACCCAGTCGATCTGACTTATATGAAGTTGATCGATATTTTTTGGAACTATGGAAAAAACGTTATGAGTTTGGCTAAAAAATTAAAACATGAAAACTATATGTTGAAACTCGAAAATATGAAACTTAAATTGAAACTAAAAGAATTAAATAGTGATTGGGTACATCCCAAATCTTGTCTTCACAATGAGGATCCATGGAAAAAGTTTCAAAATTTTCTACAGTAACAGCAACAGGATTTTTTATTTTTAGTTTTATAGTAATGTTTGTAGTATGGGGGTTAAAAAATGCTTATCCTCATTAGGTATACAATGGAACATCAATGGAGTTTAGGTATCATGTCTCTTGCTTTAGTAGTTGTTCCTATCATAGGTATAGATCTAATTCATAAATACGGCTGGGAACACTGGGAACCTTTTACGAGGAAACATAAATGAATCCAGTAATTTTAATCGGGTGTTTTACACCACTGGTTATTATTTTTATAGTAATGAAGTTAGCTGTGTGGGTATCTGCTGTAAATGACGAATCTTCTTATGTCCGAAAAGAACCTTTACGCAAACGAGGACCCTTCGTGGCAGACGCATATGCGGACGTTGACGAAGAGGAAGAGGAATATGGAGATCGCACAGATTATAGATGAAGCACTTTATAAACACTATACTATAGATCAAGGTAAACCAGTTCCTAACTGGAGATATGTCAAAGATCAAGATTGGTGGATTGATTACCTCAACCAAATAGGAATAGATCCAAGAAATCCATGAACGAATATGACTATCAGGTTAATCTAACAATAGAAGATGTAAAACTTTTACATCAATGTGTATTGAAGAGATTAGAAACCTGGGAAGGGTCCCCTGCTCGTCCAGCAGAAGAACAAGAACACTTATGGTATCTTCGGGATTCTTTATATCGTATGGTATTAGACTATACATTTGAAAACTTATGAATTTAATACTACGTCCACTAGATAATGCTAACGACCCGGTGTGGTCTGTAATTATATGTGTGATACTTGCCGTTGCTGGTGCATTGTTTGTAGTTGTATACATACTAAGAATGGCATTTGCTGAATTGGAAAATGACAGATCAAATCAACCAGAAAGATGCAAACCAGGACCAGCAGATAGCACTCCTGACACACAGGATTGAAGACGCTGAGAAAACTCAAGAAGAACTCCGTGATAGAGTTCGTAAACTTGAAAGATGGGTTTGGGGCGCTGGTGCTGTTATCTCAGCAGCAATTACAATCATCGGAATCGCAACCGCAGTAGAATCAAAGGAGATCAATTATGGGAGCCATGACACCACCAAGCAGGAAGTCCTGCTACAACTTTAGAGTAACGGAGATCAATCGTGTTCTTGACGGTGATACTATTGATGTTACTATCGACCTCGGGTTTGATCTATACAAGAAAGAAAGAGTTAGAGTTGCTGGCGTTGATACGCCAGAAAAGAGAACGAAAAATTTAGAGGAGAAAGCTCTTGGAATCGACGCAACCAACTGGCTCAAAGAGAAATTGGAGAGTACTATCGCTGGTGACGATGAGTTGTCTGTTAGGACTGAACTTGTTGGTGGCGTCGGTAAATATGGGCGTCTTCTTGGTTGGCTTTACATTGGGGACAGCGACTTGTCCCTCAACGAACAAATGATTGAGGAAGGATATGCTCACGCATATGATGGTGGAACCAAAGACATGAACCTTGAAGCACTTCGAGTCATTCGTCGTGCCCATGGTACACTAGTTGAATAAACAATTAAAATTGCAACAATTTTTCTATGAAACAAAGAATGTTAAAAGCACTTAAAGCAAATGCTCTAGGTAATATTGAAAAACATAAAGTAAACATTGAGATCTATATGCATAATGCAGTAGGTATTGGAGAACATTCAGATATCATGTCTGCAGTAGAATCCGAGATTGATAAAATATCTCATTTTCATGACCAACTGGAAGTAATTGAAAAATATTTGGAGTGATACTAATACATAATGTAGTTGTATAATTATTTGTATGAAGTTCTTTTTTGCACTACTTGTTACATTATTTTTTGTTACTCCAGTATGGGCAGTTGATGTTAAGATGGGTTCAAATGGCAACCTAGTTTTTGAACCTAATGAAATTTCTATTGAAGCAGGAGAAACTCTTCATTTTGTAAACGGAATGCTACCTCCACATAATATTATTGTCGAAGGACGTGTTGATCTATCAAGAGAATCACTAATGTTTAATCCTGGTGAATCTCAAGACATTTTGTTTGCTGATCCAGGAGACTATGATTTCTTCTGTGGTCCCCATCAGGGTGCTGGTATGATCGGAACGATTCACGTCTCTTGACAGCTTGACCAAGACCTCCTATAATACAGGGGTCCTGTTATTGGAAAGGTGGTCGAGCGGTTTATGGCACTGGTCTTGAAAACCAGCGATGTGAAAGCATCCGTGGGTTCAAATCCCACTCTTTCCGTGTTCTTTGCTTAATTGTAAATGAAAATCAATCTATGGTATTCTCAATCTCAACTTAAATGGAGATGGTCACTATGTGATGATAGTGATTCCATGAGACAAGAGTCTGGTCAACAACCTTTTTTACGAGACGCAATGGAAGACGTGGCGAATACTGTAGAATACATGTTACAATGTGAACAAACTGACTAATTTATGAAGATTATGATTAAAACAATTTTAGGAATTAGCATTCTTGCTGCATCAATTTCATTGACACCTAATGTAGATAAGAATACTTCAAAACCAATTGAACCTCCAACGGTTTCTCATAAACCTGTTTGGACTTGTCCTGAATGTACACCAGAAGAAAAATATGTTCTAGAACAACTTCAAGAACATACCAGAATTACTGATCGCAATGCTCTTGCTACTATCCTGGGCAATATTAAACAGGAGAGTAAGTTCATCTCTAATATTTGTGAGGGTGGTGCTCGTGTTTCTTATGATCAGTGTCTGTCAGGTGGTTATGGTTTGATCCAATGGACCTCTATTGGACGCTATAATAACCTAGGTAAGTTCTGTGATAACTATCAGTGTAATCCTAGTACACTTGAGGGTCAAACTCGGTATATGATTAACGAATCTACTTTCCAACGATATCTACCTATGTTTGAAGGTAGTGGTCAAACTGTTGATCAGTATATGGTGCCTGCATATTATTGGTTGGGATGGGGTATTGAAGGAAACAGAAGAACTTACTCTTATAATTACACTAAGAAACTTTTATTGGTATGATTGACGACTGGCGTTATAGTGAACAAAAACTAAAGACAAGAGAACAAGCTTATTCTATTTTGCTTTCTCGTTTTGGATCTCAACTTAACACTAATGGTGAACCGATATATACTATGCAGTCAATCACAGAGTGTGCTCATGACTGGGTATCACAAGGTAATGTAAGATGCGATGGTATTGTAAAATATTTTGAAGCTTATTACATATGAAAATTGATCTTTCACGATATGAATTTGGTGGACTTGACAGACACCCTGTTAATGTGTTAAGATTAATCAGTGAACTTGAGGGGTCTTCACAACTCCTTAAGTTTATGGGTTTCCAAGAAGATATGGATACCATTAATGAAATAAAGAAAAGGTATTACAAACTTTACTTTAAACTTAATAAAGAACTTAAGACTCAGTAGCTCAGTGGACAGAGCAACTGCCTTCTAAGCAGTCGGTCGTTGGTTCGACCCCAACCTGAGTCGTTCAATCCTCTATAGCTCAGTTGGTAGAGCAGGTGACTGTTAATCACCCTGTCCCTGGTTCGAGTCCAGG